ATGAAGGTATCAACGAGTTCCACCAGACGGGCTCCCGTGGCGGCACCGAGACGCGCCCCCGCAACGTGGCCCTTCTGCCCTGCATCAAGGCCTTCGGGAACATCAACATCACCGGAGCTGCGAACTTGGCAGAGCTTCTGACGGCGATTGCCACGCAAGCGGAGGCCGAAGCCGGAACGAACAACACCAAGCTTATGACGCCGCTTCGGCTGCGGAATGCCCTCAACGCGAATGGTGCTGCCCCGATCTACGCCTGCCGCGCTTGGGTAAATTTTAACGGCACTGGCACGGTGGCAATTCGGGCAGCGGGCAACGTGTCGTCGATCACCGATAACGGGACTGGGGATTACACGGTTAATTTCACGACTGCTATGCCGGACGCGAATTATGGTTTTTCTTGTGACGCCGCGAAGCCGGGTGACTCAAACTGGACCTACTGGGCAGAGCCGAGGTCGCCATCGGATATAACTCCATCCAGCCTTCGAGTGCGGACAGGTTATGTCAGTGGTACGGCCAGTGGAAACTACAACGCCTCAGTAGACAATTCCGTTGTCTCTGTCACAATCTTCCGCTGAAAGGTCAAAACATGGAAAAGCGCATCATCTACAAGAACAACCAAGGCGGCGTATCGGTCATCGTCCCGTGGCTTGGCTCGGGCCTGACAATTGAGCAGATCGCCGCCAAGGACGTGCCGACCGGCAAGCCTTACAAGATCGTGGACGCGGATGACATTCCTGCGGATCGTTCACAACGCGATCTTTGGATCGTGGACGAGGCCGACCTCACCGATGGGGTTGGCGAATGATTAAGTTCAGAACACCGCCACCACCTCCGGTCCCCCAAGAACTGTCCTTTGCACAGCTCGTTGTCGGACTGACGGAGCAGGGCTGGATCACCGACACAGAGGCAGATGCCTGGCTTGCCGGCAATGCCCTCCCGGCAGCAGTCGAAGCAGCGATCATGAGCATACCGGAGGTCCTGGAGGATGGCTCCCGGCCGAGGCTTAGGGCCAAAGCAAGGGCTCTCAGGCCCTCCACCATCGCGCGGGATAATGAGCTTCTCATCATGATGTCGCATATGCAGGGCGCGACCTCAGAGCAGCTCGATGAGGTGTTCAGGGTCTACGCTCGGGTCTGATCCCCCAAGAAAAAGCCCCCGCCAAGAGCGGGGGCTAGATTTTCAGATACTACCGTTCAGAGTTTGGCGATCGGATCGTCGAAGAGGTGCTTGAGTTCGGTACGATCAGCCAGGTCCTGGGTGTGCAAGGCATCCCGGAGACGGAAGCCCAGGAGCGGCCAGAGCTTCTGCTTGGCGTTGTCGCGGGCGATCTTGCGGCCGAGCTCCTCGTCGAAGTTCGCGGGCACCGCGCAGGCGCTCTCGCCCGTGACCGAGAAGCCGTTCTTCAGGGTCAGGAGACAGATGGTCAACGTGGTATCCGGGAAGACGTAGTAGTCCTCCTTCACGATCTCCTGGTCGAGCATGGCCGGCGTGATCCGCTTGCCGTCCTTGTTCTTCGCCTCGAGGGCGGCTTCGATGTCTGCGTCTCTCATTCCCCTGCCTCCGTGGCCGATGCCGATTTGGTGACGACGATCCAGTCCTCAGCGAGCATGTCGGTCTGCGACGCGAGCCAGCCCATCAGGATCTCATTGCTGGCCGTCTTCATGATGAAGCAGGGCAGAACCCCGGCATAGCCGCCTTGGCTCAAGGCGAAGTCACGCCCATGCTTGGACCAGAAGTCGTCGGCCGGTACGCTGCGGCAGGTCTTGGGGGCGCCACTGAGGGCGATCCACATGCCTTTGCCGTTCCAGCCGGCCCGGGCCACCTTGGCTCCCATCTTCATCGCCTCGATGGCGTGACCGAAGTTCATGCCCTTGGTCTGGTCCTGGTAGGCGTTCTCGAAGACATCCTTGGGCGACCAGGAGATGTAGCCGATGTGGTGGGGATGGTTCGACCGGCCGCCGTCGGTGTATTCGACCAGGTAGCCTTCGTCGGCTCCGTTCTCGTCGACCGGAAGCTGCCAGCCGCGGTAGTCGTTGTATTCCTGCCGGGTCATCGGCGTGGCGAGGATCTGCTTGGTTCCCCAGCAGACCGTCGTCGGGGATTGGTTCGTCATATGGGTTTCTCGTTGTAGGGAGCTGCCGTGACGATCTCGGGGATCGTGAGCTGCTCCTGGAGGGGGAGCATGATGTCCTCGATGGAGGAGAAGATGTGGCCCAGCAAGTAGGCCCGGGTTTCCGTGCCATCGATCGAGGGATCGAGGCCGAGGAAATCGATGATGAAGTCGGTAAGGTGGGAGGCTTCGTAGACCCAGGTGTTGGTCGTCGAGTCCTGGGGAAGCATCACGTAGTGGAGACGGCTGCCGTCCTTGTTCTGGCCCCAACCGGCATAGCCATCGACCCTGTGTGTGTAGTCCGGGAGGGTTTCGATCCCTTCGTACTCCAGGACATCGACGCAGTGCTTGTTGGTCAGGAAGATCGGGATAGAGATCCGGAACATATCGATGAAGATCCAGCCCGCAACTCGCTTGGAGAAGAACCGGGCTCGGGCAGACTGACGGCGACGCTGGGTCGTCATGGACTTCCTTTGCGGGGCTTGGGGAATTGGCCGAGCGCAGCTCACTCCCAGGGAAGCCCCGAAAACCTGGTCTGTCGCTGCCTTGACTCAGCGTAGAACCGCGCTCGAAACGTCCATCGGTGCAGCCGTCACTGCATACTGGGGTGTTGGGTGTGGCCCGGTTAAGCCAGCCCGATGGACTTTTGAAGGGTGGTCTGCTCGATAGGTTCTGCTTGTTCTTGAGCGCCGATTACCCTGATCATCGTGGCGGTGTCAAATAGATTTCTTGCAAAGATCAGCGTTGATCGCTAGGTGCTATCCTGACGATACCTAAAGGCTGATCATGCTGACCCAAGCAGAAGTTCAAGCGGCGGTTCCAGCGAACCTCAAGGTGACCGTGTCCCAGGATCTGGTCGACACGTTGAACAAGATCTGCACCGACGAGGAGGTGGCCCGGACGGTCCGCGAGAACCTGGTCTCCTACACGCATGTCATGCGTGAGGGGAAGTTCAAGTTCGAGGACTACATCCACGCGGTCTCCTACGTCTCCTTCCAGTTGATGGGATACAACAACCAGGAGTCCTATGCCCGGACCTTCCCGGATCGGTATCAGGCCCTGATCGCCCGGGGTGCCACGGCCAAGGACATCTCGGCCTACGTGGCGGCCTACCACAAGAACAAGCTCGTCAACATGATCATGGAGCAGTCCATGATCCCGATGTGGCTCTTGAACCAGACCTATTACCAGGAGGCAATCAACAAGCAGGTCAACCTGATGCGAACGTCGAAGCGGGACGACGTGGTGCAGAAGGCGGCCGACAGCCTCATGAACCACCTGAAGAAGCCGGAGCCCAAGGGCGGCATCGAGCTGAACCTCAACCTCGGGGAGTCGACGGGGATCAAGGACCTGAAGGACCAGCTGGCGCAGTTGGCTCAGGCTCAGAAGGAGCTGATCTCGGCAGGGATGAAGACTCGGGACATCGCCCACATGTCGATCGTCGATGCCGAGGTCGTGCCGGAGGAACCGCAGCCGTGACACCGGCCGTCTCTCCTGTCGCCCAGGCGGGCTTCGAGTTCACTCTCGGTTACGAGAAGAAGACGGTCGACGAGTGGCTGGATGCCGTCGACTACTCCTCGCTGAACGACGGCAGCTATATGCCGACCGAGTTCGCGCTCAAGTTCATGAACGTGATCAAGCTGATCAACGGGAAGCAGGGCGAGAGCCACAAGACCCCCGTCGTTCACCTGAAGATGCTCGACAAGATCCAGGGGAAGTGGGCCAGGGTAGCCAACCTCTGTGCTCGTGGGATGGCGAAGACCACCCTGATGGCAGAATACCTGACCCTCTACCTCGCGGTCTTCGGCGAGCTCGACGGGTTCGGTCAGCTGGAGTCCATGATCTACGTCTCGGACTCGATGGACAACGGGTGCAAGAGCTTTCGGAAGAACGTCGAGTTCCGCTTCCACAACTCCGAATGGATACAGGAGTGGATCGAGGAAGCGACCTTCACCGACAACTACATCGAGTTCAAGCGCAAGGACGGCGGCCGGTTCGCAGTCAAGATGTTCGGTGCCAAGACCGGTCTCCGGGGGACGAAGATCTACGGCAAGCGTCCCTGCCTCTGTGTGCTCGATGACCTGGTGTCGGACGACGACGCGAAGTCCAAGGCGGCGATGATCGCCATCAAGGACACGGTCTACAAGGGTGTCGACTACGCCCTCGATCCCACCCGTCGGAAGATCATCTTCAACGGCACGCCCTTCAACAAGGACGACATCCTCTACGAAGCAGTGGAGTCCGGCGCCTGGGATGTGAACGTCTGGCCGATCTGTGAGAGGTTCCCCTGCAGCCGGGAGGAGTTCAGCGGCGCCTGGGAGGACCGGTTCACCTACGACTTCGTGAAGACCCAATACGAGATCTCAGCCCTGTCCGGGAAGCTTGCAGCTTTCAATCAGGAATTGATGTTGCGGATTTCTTCCGAGGAGGAACGGCTTGTTCAGGACAGCGAAATCCGCTGGTATTCCCGGCCAAGTCTGCTAAATAATCGCGGTAGGTTCAACTTCTATATCACCACCGATTTCGCTACATCCGACAAAGAAACGGCCGACTTCTCGGTCATCTCGGTCTGGGCTTACAACGCGAACGGAGACTGGTTCTGGGTCGACGGCATCTGTGAACGCCAGACCATGGACAAGTCGGTCGATGCTCTCTTCCGCTTGGTTTCAGAGTATCGCCCGATGCAGGTGGGTGTGGAAATCACTGGGCAACAGGGCGCCTTCATCCAATGGCTCCAAGGCGAAATGATGAACCGGAACATCTGGTTCAACTTCGCCCAGGAGAAGGGAAGACCCGGGATCCGTCCGGACACCAACAAGCTCCGTCGGTTCAACCTGGTGGTCCCGTGGTTCAAGGCTGGGAAGATCTACTACCCGACTGAGATGAAGACCTCGAAGGTCGTGGGCCAGCACATGAGCCAGATTTCTCTGGCCACCATCAACGGGCTCAAGGGCAAGGACGACTGCCTGGATACGATCTCGATGCTGATCAACCTCACACCCTGGAAGCCCTCAGAAGACACCCCGATGGTCCAGAAGGACGGGCACTGGGGGGTCGAGGATGCAGATGATCACGATGTCAGGGGACTGAACTCCTACATCGTCTAAGGAGCAGGAAGTCGATGACGCTCGAAGAACTCTATACCAGCCTGTCCCTCGGGGTTCTGTCGAACCTCGTCGAAGGTGACGAAGGCTCGGGGATGATCCCCTATGAGCACCAGGCCAAGGTCGCCAACGCGATCAATCAGGCTCTGACGAGCCTTCATGGCCGGTTCCTCTTGTCGGTCAAGGAGGTGCAGATCCGGGCCTATGACCACATCACGATCTACCCGCTGCAGAAGAAGTTCGCCGATCAGGACCTGACGGTCGTGCCACAGAAGTTCATCTCGGACAGCGCCGAGGCGCCCTTCCAGCAGGACGTGCTGAAGATCCTGGAGATCTATGACGAGGAAGGGACCAAGCTCCCCTTTGACGAGCCTGGCGCCAAGATCTTCAGTCCGAACCCCACAACGGTTCAGCTGGTCGAACCGGTGACCGGAAACAGCTACTTCGTGATCTACCAGGCTCGACATCCGAAGATCGAGACCGACATTCTCGAGCAGGAGATCACGCTTCCAGACGTGCTGTTGCCGGCACTGGAGGC